AACCTAAACCAGGTAAAAATTTAAAATGTACAAAGTAAGAAATTTTCTTTTTCTTTGGATCATTAATTTCGTAGTTTCTTCTAATAGATAATATTTCTCTTGATGCTTCTTCGATAGTTACAATGTAAGGTAATTTAATTCCAGTAGGTTGACCATCTTGTCCTCGGTCCTCGAATCCATCTAAATCTAAATCGACATGAAATTCTAAAATATTATATAAATCTTCATCGTGAGTTTTTTGTATACCTTCAAGTTCTCTTTCTTTTCTCTCAAGATCAGATTCCTTATCTGCAGGAGATCCGAGGTCCACGTCTCTGTAAAAACCATTCACTTGTTGTTTTCTTAAATCATTCTCTTTGGTTTTGATCACATGGATCACGGCCGTTGCATCTTCTAAAGATGTTGCAGAATAAGGTACAACCAAATCTTCCGCAGGTACAAATTTAGAAACTGCTCTGCCTAAAAGATCATCATAGTAAACTTTCTTAAAGGCAGATCCAGCAAGAGGTAGATAAAATAACAATTGATCGAATTCAGGTTCGTATTCCTTCATCTGATCCATCAACTGCCAATTCATAAAATCTTTTACTCTAGTCGATTGCATTTCTTTTTCAGGAGTAGGTGCTCCCATAATTTGAGTTCTAATAGGTCCATCTGCTGGAAGTAATTCTTTGTAAGCTAACGCTTGAAACTGTGTAACCGCTTCAGCTAGAACTGGGTGAGTTGCACCTGCAGCTCCATTGAAAGGTTCTGTTCTATCTTCATATTTAAATCCTAAAAGATCTAATCCAGTTATGTAACTGTGTTCCCATTCTTTACGAGACTCTTTGTAGTCCATGTAGTTTTGATTTAATTCTGAACCCAGAGGACCTAATATTTCCTCTGGTAGTAACTCGGCTAAATTGTCAAAGTGGTTTTCACTTTGTGCTTGGTTAAATGCTCCAGGTTCAAAATCAATCTCTACACCGCCATCTTCAGTGGGAGTAATTTCTGCGTCACCAGGGTTTGGTAATGATTCGGTAATTTCTTCTTGGACCTCAACTTGTTCCTCGGGCCCTGCTATTTCAACCGTTTTTTTTACTTCGGTTAATGCTTTGTCTATGTCTGCCATTTATTTTCTCCAATTTATCTTGTTTATATGCTTTTGATTCATTAATCAAGGGCTCAGGTCCTTTGACCGGGGGTATCTGATCCCATTTCACATGAGGCATGTTCTTAGTTAATGTAGGGTTTTTCTTATATTTACTAGGATGTTTAAAAACAAATGTCATTACCAATAAAATTTCTTTTTTCTTTTGGGTTGTTCTTCTTCTCGATAATCTTCTGGGTGATCTATAAATCCGCCTTGTCTGTATCTTAACAGAGCTTGTGTTGTACTGTCAACTAAATCGTCATGATCACCATAAGGAAACGCTGCACACTCTTCGACAAGCTCTTGCGCAAACTCTTGATCGAGAGGCGCCCAAATTTGTCCGGCTTCAAAAAGAGGAGACACTGCATTTACTCTTGCAACTTTATCTTGACCTTTACTGGGTGTAAAATTCATTGCAGGAATTCCCATGTTACGTAACTCATACATCAAAGGTAGTCCTGATGCTTTTGCTTCAATGATAACTGTTTCAGGATTCCAATATTTATATTGCTCTAATGCAACACGACGAAGTTCTGGAAACTCTAAACGTTCCTTATAAGAATCTAATAATATTAATTGACGAGGTGAGTCTTCGTTTGGACGAAAAACTCCCCAGGTAGTAATTGCACTATAGTCGGCAGTTTCTTTTTTAAGGTACGCTGTATCATAACTTTGAATAGTATGTTCAATAACAGGCATATGTTCGGACTCCCAATTTTTCCACCACTCACGTTTAATAAGAGCTCCTTCTTCTGAAGTTGGGTTCTGCATATATTGCGCGTTCCACTTTGCAACACCTGCGGATGCTTTAACAGATTCGAGGTCCTCGAGCTTCCAATATTCAGGCCAGACTGGTTCTCCACTTGGAAGGATTGCAGGAAACTCTACCACTTCCCATTGATCCGCGTTCTCATTTTTTTGTGCGTTTAATAATCTTTGTGTTAAATCTTTCGTAGACCATCTTGTCATAACAACAACAATACGACCTCCTGGTTGAAGACGTTGTCTAGGTCCTGAAGTATACCACTCGTATGCTTTATCAAATGCAGAAGGTGAACTTACATCTTGCTCGGAATGTGGATCATCGATGATGAGTAGATCAGCACCTCTACCGGTCACTGCACCTTGGACACCGACTGCAAAGTATTCACCACCATCAGAGGTATTCCAACGTCCTGCAGCTTTACTATCTTCTTGGAGTCTTGTATTAAAAATTTGTTGATAATCTTCTGAGTCAATTAAATGTTTTGCTTTACGTCCAAAGTTTATAGCAAGTTCCGCTGTGTGAGTTGCTTGAATAATTTTTAATTTAGGATTCTGCCCGATCATAAAAGCAGGGAGAAAGAACGACGCGAATTCAGATTTAGTATGCCTAGGCGGCATGTTTATAATTAGACGGGTCAATTCTCCAGTTGCCAATCTATTAAATTTGTCTGCTATGGTTTGATGATGGGACCCCTCTATAAAATCTGGCCACATCTTTTTTACAAAAGATAAGAAATTAGTTTTAACTTGCTTAAGTTCTTTTCTTTGATGTCGTTGTATAATCTGTATCTTGAGCTTTCTTCGCTCAATAGGATCTTCTATTTTATTAATATCTTCAACAGTTAGCATACATTTAAATATGGGTGGTAAAGTATTATACATGATTAACAATGCAAATCAAACTATATAGGGTAGGTCTGGGACCCCTATAATTTTAAGGGGTATTCGCGTAAACATAAAAAGTTTGAATTCTGATATAGTTCCTTTAGGGTCCCCTCTTAGGGTGGGTCCCGCCCACATGCTCTTCTCTATGAGCTATGCAGTTTGTGCATAGGATAATGTAGGATAGGCCATGCAAATACTGCATGGCCATTCTTCCTTAACGAAGCTAGTGCTTTTTGTTAATCCCTGCCATTACTCTATTTTCTAATGTAGTTAAACAATTAACCATGAACCGATGTCGAGTATTTAAGTTTCTAATACCTCGGTTCGTCATTTCTATTTTCAAACCAATGTGATCTTGAAGCAACATTGTTATGCTCTTATCGCTTGGGTTAGATGTAAAATAAGGCTTAACATAAACCAAATCTAAAAATCTTATTCTAAATAAAATCTCTGGAATATTCTTTTCAGTGATTTCATTGATACCTATTCCCATCATCAACCAACCTAAATTATCAGCTTGTTTGATTGCATTGTCTGAAAAATTTTCAGTGTAATTTTTCATCGTGTTGTAGTGTATTATTAAAGACATTACGCTTCCTCCTTTTTGCACTCATCACAAATAATATCATGATCGTTACTTGAATTAAATTCACTTGTTCCATCTGCAAATTCATAAATAACTTTTTCACAAATATCACAAAGTGTTGCACCTATTTCTTCTTTAGTCATTGTATTCCTTTCGTTAAGTTAATAATGAAAGATTATTTTATTTATCCTATAATGTCCACTATTAATTTGGCACTTTAGTGCCTGTGGATAACTTTGGCACAAGATGTAGTGTTGCCTTTTTTTATATATAGGGTGGGCCCCGCCCACATGCTCTTCTCTAAAATTTTTTAGGGGGCGCGCTTACGGGAGCAACTCCCAACGCGCCCCATGTTTATTATTTACTCGGTAAAGCTAACAGCGAGTTAGGTAATTCTAACGGAATGTTAGCGGTTGCCATTTCTTTTTGCAACTCAACCAATGTTGGTTGAATGTGGCTACCTGTATAAAGTATATTCAAACACTTTTTCCTTTTGTTCTCAAGTGCATGGTATAATTTATGTTTTGCTCTAGCGTGGATTTCCGCCTCTTCATAACAAGCTTTTTTTATTTTTTTTGTTATGTATTCAACAGCGTCATTATCATCTTTGATATCAATATTTACTTTATTCATATCCCACTTATTACGCTTTATTGTATTATTAAAAATCTCGGTGATCTGATCCGCGATTTTTTGAGCGTCATAACGTAAATCATTTTCAATAGATTGTCTCTTATCTTGAAAATCAAATAACGCTTTTTGTTTTTTTGCCATGTCTTTAATTAGATTAGGCAAGTTTTTATTTATTACCGTC